CTCCTATCGTAGAGGTCTGCCAGATCGGCCTCGAACATAAGGAGTAGAAACGATGGCAACAGTAAATGCAGCAACCACTTTTTTGGAAAATAGGCTTCTTAGCTTGATTTTCAAAAATAACGCCGCTTCTTTCAGCTCACCGGGCGACAACATTTACGTTGGGTTAGCTACGGCGGTCGGCACCTCTGGACAATTCACAGAAGCTGGCGGTGAACAAGTAGCAGGGCCAGCGATCACTGAGGCCACTTTCACAAACTATGCTAGACAGCAAGTTGCAGCTTCGGGTTGGACATTGACCACGGACACAGCCAACCAACAGACCTGCACAAATGACGCTAATATCGACTTCCCAGCATCTGGCGGAACAAACAACGTGATTACTCATGTTTTTATAGCGACGCATGTCAGTAACAGCCCTGACAGCGTGGGGTCGGGTGGCAATGTTTTGTTTGTGGGCCTACTAGATGCCTCTAAAACCATTCAGTCTGGCGATATTTTCCGTATTAATGCAGGAAATCTAACCATAGAGTTGAAGTAACATGGCACTGGTTCTGAAGGACCGCGTCAAGGAAACGACCACCACTACCGGCACTGGCACATATACTTTGGCCGGTGCCGTTGCTGGTTTTGAGGCGTTTTCCGAGATAGGTAACTCCAACACCACCTACTACTGCTGCACCGACGGTACCGATTTCGAGGTGGGCATCGGCACCTACACGGCGTCTGGCACGACACTGGCTCGTACCACGATCTTGCAGTCTAGTAACAGCGACAACGCGGTGAATTGGAGTTCCGGTTCAAGAACCATCTTCTGTACGCAGCCAGCAGAGAAGGCGGTGTTCCTGAATGCCGATGGGGATATTGAGCTTGATAATACACATCGAATAAAAATTACGAGCAATAATAGTGACCCTGTCCTTGATATCGGCGGCTCCGGTCCAAACTTCATCAAGTTTAGGGGTGCAAATTTTTCTGATGCTGCTGACTCTGTAAATCTAATATACAGAACAACTCCAAATGACTTGTTAATTGAAACACATGGCTCACAAAAAATAGCGGAGTTTGGCGGTGATGACGGCCACGCGGCTCTGTACTTTAACGATAGCAAAAAGCTAGAAACGGTTAGCGGTGGTATTGACGTAACCGGTGAAATAGCTGCGACCAGCCTAGACATTTCCGGTGATGTGGACGTAGACGGCACGTTAGAAGCAGATGCCATCACACTAAACGGCACGTCTTTAGCGGCGTCAGCTACAACTGACACCACTAACGCAAGCAATATTGGATCTGGCACTTTAGCTAACGCTAGGCTTGACCAACAGCTACAAGACGTGGCTGGTCTTGCCGTGACTAACGGCAACTTCATTGTCGGTGACGGCAGTAACTTCGTTGCCGAGTCTGGTTCTACCGCAAGAGCAAGTCTGGGACTCGGAACAGCAGCAACCTCTGCGACAGGTGATTTTGCTACCGCAGCGCAGGGAACTACCGCAGACGCAGCTATGCCAAAGACCGGTGGTACGTTTACGGGCGATGTAACCTTCACTGGCGCGAACTACAACATCGTCTTCGACAAGTCTGACGATGCGCTAGAGTTCCCGGATAATGCGAAGGCTGTTTTTGGCACGGGCGGTGACTTAGAAATTTTCCACAATGGGACTAACTCTATTATCGAAGATACTGGCGCCGGCGTCCTGAACCTTAAAACAAACGGCACAAAGGTCACCATGCAAACAGGTGGCGGTGCAACAATGTTCAACGCTATAAAACAAGGTGCTATTGAGCTTTATCACAACAACTCCAAGAAGCTGGAGACAGCCAGTGGGGGCATTTCTGTAACTGGCGAAGTGGCTGCGACCAGCCTTGATATCTCTGGGGATGTGGACGTAGACGGCACGCTAGAAGCGGACGCCATCACAGTCAATGGCACGGCGTTAGCAAGCTCGGCCACAACAGACACGACTGACGCAAGTAACATCAGTTCAGGTACACTACCCAACGCTAGACTAGACGCACAACTACAAGATGTAGCTGGCCTCGCTGTCACTAATGGCAACTTTATCGTAGGCGACGGCAGTAACTTCGTTGCGGAATCGGGTTCTACGGCCAGAGCAAGTCTTGGCCTTGGCACAGCAGCAACTTCTGCGACAGGTGACTTTGCCACTGCGGCGCAAGGCACGACAGCAGACGCGGCCATGCCGAAAGCAGGGGGTACGTTTACTGGCGACGTAACCTTCACCGGCGACAACTACAATGTCGTGTGGGACAAGTCAGAGAACACCCTAGAGTTTGGCGACAATGCAGTGGCGGCATTTGGTGCTTCGGACGATTTGAAGATTTACCACAACGGCACTAACAGTTTCATTCGTGAAGCAGGGGCTGGTGATTTACGGATACAGGCCACAAACCTCACTCTTGAATCTGGCAGTGGTGAATTGTTTATGGACACCACTGTCAACGGAGCAGTCGAACTTTACCACGACAACAGCAAAAAACTGGAAACAGCCAGCGGTGGCATCACTGTAACAGGCGAGATAGCTGCAACTAGCCTTGATATATCCGGTGACGTAGATGTAGACGGAACGCTGGAGGCCGATGCCATTACAGTCAACGGCACGGCATTAGCGGCTTCCGCTACAACTGATACCACTAATGCAAGCAATATCGGTTCTGGCACCCTACCCAACGCTAGACTAGACGCGCAGCTACAGGATGTAGCGGGCCTTGCTGTCACGAATGGCGGTTTCATCGTTGGTGATGGCTCGAACTTTGTACTGGAAACAGGTTCTACAGCTAGAACAAGTCTGGGACTCGGCACCATAGCCACGCAAGCAGCCGACAGCGTAAACATTGACGGTGGTGCTATCGACGGCGTGACTATTGGCACGAACAGTGCGGTCACTGAAGCGCAGATTGATCATATCAATATTGATGACAATATAATTAGCTCTACAGACACTAACGGTCACATAAAAATAACGCCAAATGGGGCGGGCAATCTTCTAGTAAATGCAGACACTATCCGAGTTGGTGATAGCAATGCTAATGCCACGATAACCACCAACGGCACCGGCGATCTAACACTCAATACAAATGGAGGCACCAACTCCGGCTCTATCGTTATTGCTGACGCTGCAAACGGCAACATCAACATTACGCCTAATGGTACAGGCTCCGTAGTCATCGACGGCCTGAATTACCCGCAAGCTGACGGAAGCAATGGTCAAGTGTTGACCACAAATGGCTCCGGTACACTGTCATTCGCTGCGGCTTCGGGTGGCATTTCAAACGATGACGCAACCGCACTGGCAATCGCACTAGGATAGGAACATGGCAAACACATTCAAAGTGAAGACGAATGCGGCCATGCCAGCGAGTGCTGGTACGCCGCTCACCCTGTACACCGTACCATCAAGCACGACCAGCGTGGTCTTGGGCTTGATGCTGTGCAACGTACACACAAGTCAGGTGACCGCTGATGTACAGCTTGTGTCTGATACATCGGACACGGAGACCAACGAGACGGTTCTGCTGGTCAAGGACATCCCGATCCCGGCGGGATCTTCTGTCGAACTGTTGTCCGGCAACAAGGTTGTCTTGCAGACTACAGATGTTCTGAAGATCGACTGTAGTGTCGCCGCCAAGATCGACGCGGCTCTGAGTATCATGGAGATCACCTGATGCCGTTTATTGGCAACCCCATAGCAACACGATTTCAGACGCGGCCAGCTACGCAAGAGTTCAACGGTAACGGATCGACTACGACGTTTACCCTGAATCAAACGGTGGCGCAGGAAGATATCATCGTGTCTGTCGATGGCGTCGTACAGGAAAGCGTGGATGCGTTCACCGTGCCAGATGGCACAACCCTCACGTTTACAGCAGCACCGTCTAGCGGCACCGGCAACATCTTTGTGATCTATATGGGTGTAGCCGAAAATTCTATAACGCCGCCGGATCAGAACAAGGGGACATTCAAGGGCGGAGCGATATTCCGTACCAACGCGCAGAGCCTGACCTCTGATGTAACAATCCTTGCAAGCGAGAACGCAAACGTGACAGGCCCGTTCACTGTAGCCAGTGGCGTGACCCTGACCGTTGAAAGCGGCGGGACATTGGTGACGCTATGAGTACGTTGAAGGCAGATACCATCCAGAGTACAGGCGGCGGTGCGGCTACGCTGACGAACCAACATGCCGCAAAACACTGGATAAATATGTTTGGGGACGATGTCAGTATTCGTGACAGCTTCAACACATCTTCAACTAGCGACGAGAACACGGGCAAAAAGACAGTAAATCTAACTACCAGTCATGATAGCGCAAACTTTGCCCCAGTTTCATCTGTAGGTGAAACTGGCACTAGTGCTGGTAATAGGTCTTCAACAACCACTCCAACAGATGCAAACACATATTTGTTTTACACTTCGTCGTCTAACAGCGGTGCTTACAACGATAACGACTTCATGACCGCCGCAACACACGGAGACCTCGCATGAGTACCATTCTAGTAAACACGCTGACTGGTACTACCACTGCTGGCTCTATTGCGGTCACGGGTGAAGGCAACTCGACCACAACGAATTTGCAGCAGGGGCTTCTTAAAACATGGTTAAATTACGATGCTGATGCGTCTACTCCCGCAGTAGAGGACAGCTTTAATGTGGCTAGTCTTTCAGATATTGGTTTGGGCCGTATCGACATCAATTATACCAGCAACATGGGCAACGCCACGTTCTCCGTGCAAGCCACTCCTGAATATGACTATGGTGGGTCTAATGCGATTATTCCTCACGGAGACCACGGGGCAACGATGTCAACGAGCAAAAACAGGATTTCTGGTGTTCTAGCAAACTTGTCTAACTATGGCGAACCTGATCACAACTATGTTCAGATTGCAGGAGACCTCGCATAATGCCTAGCTTCGGCACACTCAAAGCAGATACCCTGACGCACTCGACTGCGGGTTCTTTGAATACAGAGTTTGTTGTAGACGGAAGTGCAAAGTCGTGGAACACCGTAATAAGTATGGCATCTACAAATAGTTTGAACGTATCCAGTGTAACGGACGTTTCAGCAGGTCAGTCTGAAGACAATTTTACAAATAGTTTTTCGGCAGCAAACTATGCAAGTTCTGCGTCTCACGGTGGCAGCGGAAATATATTAACTTTTACAGCAACAAATTGGTATGACTCCGCAAAATACACTACTTCCTTGAGTAGAACAGGAACGTACAGAGACGGAAATAACTACTTAGATACAGATTTTTTTGTTGCTAGATTTGGAGACCTCGCATGACGGTAACACCAGAGTTTCAAGGCACACATCTGTGGGAGCGGCTCTGTTGGGCCAAAGAAAACCTTGATGGTGTGCAGTCCGACTACCGCGTCGTGTACGAGGACAAGGTAGATGAGTGCGCCAAGATACTGGTGCCGGACCCCAACTGGATGGCCTGTGCCTTGCAGGGTGGGATACTGCCGCCGGTTTGGGTATACTGGGAGTTAGCGAAGGATGAGGCGCAGCCCGACTTCAAGAAGCATACACGCGGCTACTTGCTGCATAATACAGAACCGATGGGGCCGATGACCGAAGAAGAGGCTATCGAATACCTCATCCAAAAGGACGTACCACAGTCTGTATGGCAGTCGTGGGACGAGGGCAACCGCCCGAAGATGGTGATCTGTCGGAAGGAACAGCTTCCGGGGACACGCGAGTGGAGAAACGCATGGCGTATCTCTGATGAATTGGCAGCTTAAAGGAGCAAAAAATGCCGACAACATACATCGTAGACAAGGACGGGAACCAGATCGAGGCTTCCAAGGCTACCGTTCCTTCTGACCGTCACTTTCGCGGTGCATGGTCATTGAGTGGCACCGTAATTAGCGAGGACATGGCAAAGGCCAAGGAGATCTTCAAGGACAAGATCCGTGAAGTCCGTGGCCCCCTCCTAGAGGCGCAAGACGTGGCCTACATGAAGGCGCTAGAGGCTGACGATTCGTCTGCCAAGACTGCGGCTGTCAACGCTAAGACTGCCCTGCGTGATGCCCCGGCAGCATCTGCAATCACTAACGCAGACACGATAGCAAAGCTAAAAGCAGCTTGGGATACGTCTGTGCTGGGTGATAGCCCTTACGCATAAGGATAAGTAGATGGCACTGACAAAAATAACTGGCGACGGTGTAGGAACAGGTGCTGCTGGCATGGGGCCAGCTTTTGCAGCAAGACCGTCTTCAGGACAGTCTGCGCCATCTACTGAGACCTTTACAAAAGTAGCTTTTGGCACAGAAACATTTGATACAGACGGTAAATTTGCAAGTGACCGTTTCACTCCAACGGTTGCTGGGTACTATCAAATTAATGGTGGTGTGTCCTATGCGAATGCTAATTACTCAGCAACAGGTGCGATAATTGCTATTTACAAAAACGGCGCTAATCATTTAGCCCATGCTACCGCAGTAGGTGGTTTTGAATCACGACACGGATTAACTGTTTCTGGTTTAGTTTATTTAGATAGCGATGACTATGTAGAACTTTATATTTATGGCCCAAATCAAGCGTTAGATTCTGGTAAAGAAACTTTTTTTAATGGTGGGATGGTGAGAAAAGCATAATGACTTTATATGAAAAAATCATACAAATTTATCCTGCACTCGAGGGAAAAGACTTTTATTCTAACGGTATTCTTTTACAGAATGACGGCGATGATAGGGGTGATTATATCAAAGAGTGGAATCATGCCACTCTTAGTGAACCCACACAGTCGCAACTAGACGAAGCGGGAGGTTAAGTAAGTGCCGTACATAGGTAAATCTCCAGAGTTCGGTGTTCGCAACCGCTTCGTGTACCAAGCCACGGCTGGGCAGACGAGCTTCAGCGGGTCAGACTCCGACTCCCTAGTGCTGACATACTCTGACAGCATGTACATGGATGTGTACCAGAACGGTGTGCTGTTGAAGCCTGGCACCGACTATGCGGCGACGACAGGCACAACTGTCGTGCTGGTCACGGCGGCATCCCTCAACGATGTTGTCGAGATGGTGGTGTACGATGCGTTCTCCGTCGCCGATAGTTACACCAAGTCCGAGGCTGACACGCGCTACCCCTTCAAGGGCAACAACTCCATCATCCGTCTGAATGGTCAGACGATCAGTGCAGACATCACGATTGACAGCGACGAAAACGGTGTGTCGGCGGGGCCGATTACGCAAAATGCCACCGTCACTGTTAATGGATATTGGAGCATCGTATGACCAGCGTATTGAACGTAGACACGATTGCTGACAAGGCGGGTACGGGGCCGGTTGCGCTGACGAAGCAATCTCCTCTTAAAGCGTGGGCCGAATGTAACAGCGCCGGAACTTCTATAAACGACAGTTTTAATGTTGCCTCTCTTGCGGACACAGGCGATGGCATACAGACCTGTACCTACACCAACGCCTTTTCATCAGGTAATTACCCTTGTGTAACAACGGGCGGCACCGTGGGTTCAAACAATGCGTTTTCAACAACCAACGCTAGTAACTGGATTGTCTACAGTTTCAACGGTAGTGCATATAGCGATATGTCTATGGGCACAATGGCCGCAGGAGACCTCGCATAATGGCAAGCGTACTCAAAGTCGATGAAATTCAAAGCACGAGTGCTGGTGGCGTTACCATGCCTAAACAGCCCCGCTGGGATGTTATCGGTAATAACGGTGCGTATGTAACTACGTCTCCAATTCCGTTTCCTACAGTTTTGATAGATAACGCAAGTGGCTTTAGCACCTCTACTTATGCGTACACAGTTCCGATTGCTGGAGATTATTTCGTAGAAGTTCAAATGGGTATTTTACGAATAATAGGTGACGGCTCCGCAGCATACCCCTTTATTGAACAGAACGGGGTCGGCAAGGGGTATAGTTATTTTGCCCTTAACGAAGCCGGTACGCACTACATAAACGCCACAGTGACTAGGGTTTTAACTTGTGCGGCGGGGGATACGCTTAGAGCAACTTTTGCACAGTCTACTAATGGTGCGTATTACAACGGCGCTAATGAATCTCGTTTTCACGGGTACTTAGTGGGGTAAAGATGGCAACGTATAAAAACATCATGGTGCTTGAACCCCCGAAGATGACTGTTCGTGTGGCAGATACAGCGGCTTCTATTCTTCGTGCTACAGATTGGACCCAGCTTGACGACAGTGGCCTGACAAATTCGTGCAAGACAGCCTTTGCCACATACCGTGCAGCCATTCGCACTATTCGGCGCACTGACCCCGACAACCCAACGTGGCCCACTGTGCCTACAGAGGAGTGGTCATAATGGCTAGTGAACTGCGAGTAAACACCCTAAAGGATGTCAACGGGAACAACAGCATTGGTATGACGTATGTCGCCAACGGGGTTTCAAAAGTATGGGTAAGCTGGAACGGCGACAACACTAGCGTCATTCGTGATAGTCTTAATTGTACTTCAATAACCGATAATGACACAGGTGATCATCGGGTAAACTACACCGTTACTTTTGCAAACGTGGGATACTCACCTCAGATGAATTGTCAGAGCGGCGATGCGTCTAACCCCGCAAGTGCGCCGATGTATGATCA